TAATGATCAAATCATGAATCTTGAGGGTTACCTCGAAGATGTAAAGGCTAAGATTTGGTTATATAAATTTCTAAAAGAAAATGTAACTTTTGCTACTGAATTACTTACTGGTATTGAGTTGTTCCCGTTTCAACATATGGCTGTTAAGGCTATGATGGAAAACGATTACTTTTTAGGCATTTGGTCTCGTGGTATGTCCAAGTCCTTCTCTACTGGTATTTTTGCATTGCTGGACGCAATGATGAACCAAGGCGTTCATATTGGAATCATTTCGAAATCGTTTCGTCAATCCAAGATGATCTTTCGCAAAATAGAAGATATATCACAAGACCCCAAGGCCGAGCTGTTTAAACAATGTATAGGTAAAGTAAGCAAGTCTAACGATGAATGGTCTATGCAGATTGGCAAGAGTCGTATTACTGCTTTACCACTTGGTGACGGTGAAAAACTTCGTGGTTTTCGTTTTCAACGAATTATTATTGATGAGCTTCTGCTTATGCCAGAGAAGGTTTTGAATGAGGTTATTATGCCGTTCCTAGCTGTTGTAGAAAACCCAACAGAGAAGCAAAAAATTAAAGACGCAGAAGATGCTATGATTAAAGCTGGAAAGATGACAGAAGATGAAAGAACGGAGTGGCCATCTAATAAAATGATTGGATTGTCATCTGCTTCTTATAAGTTTGAATATCTTTATAAGCTATATCAACAATATGAAAATATGATTTTTAATCCTGGTACCAAAAACCAAGGAAGAAGATGTATCATGCAATTCAGTTACGATTGTGCGCCTAAAGCGCTGTATGATGAAAATTTAATTAGTCAAGCTAAAGGAACAATGAGTCAAGCCCAGATTGATAGAGAGTTTAATGCACAGTTTACAGATGATAGTGCGGGTTACTTTAAGATAAGCAAAATGGCGGATTGTACAATTGAAGATGGAGAATCTCCCTCTATTGAAATAGCTGGAGAAGAAAGCTCTAAATACATCTTAGCCTTTGACCCCTCTTGGTCTGAATCTGAAGCTTCTGATGATTTTGCTATCCAAGTTATAAAATTATTACCCGAAGAAAAAAAAGGCGTGCTTGTACATAGTTATGCCTTACCAGGAACAAATCTAAAGAAACATATAACTTACTTTAAGTACATACTAGATCATTTTAATATTATTATGATTGTAGGAGACTATAATGGCGGTGTACAGTTTATAAACTCTTGCAATGAAAGCGACTTATTTAAAAAAGAAAAAATAGAGATAGGTATGTTTGAAGGCGACTTCAATAATCCGCATGACTATGTTAAAGATTTAAAACACGCTAGAAGGGAATACAATGTCCAAAGTAAAGTCATATGTCACTTAAGAAAGCCTTTGTCAGTATGGATAAGAAATGCAAATGAAATGTTACAAACGGCTTTTGACAGAAAGAGGCTTTACTTCGCAGCCACGGCGATGGATGATAACTATTCTATGCAAAAAGCCAAAAGGATACCAATAAAAGATTTAAAGTTTTCAAAATATGAAGACGAAAAAAATGTTGGAGCTAAAATGATTGATTTTATTGAACACCAAAAGGATATGATCGATTTAACAAAGGCTGAGTGTGCGCTTATACAAGTTTCAAGTTCTGCTGGAGGAACTCAAAGTTTTGATCTGCCCCCTAATTTAAAAAGACAGAAAGGAGTGGACAAGGCGAGAAAAGATTCGTACTCTGCACTAATACTAGCTAACTGGGGAATGAATATTTACTATGATATGATGAACATCCCCGAAGAAATTAACCAAGGATTTACCCCAATGTTTCTTTAAAAAAGTTAACAAAGTAACTTTTAAAAGTGTAAGTAACTTTATAATAAGCTATGTCCAAAAGAAAGTATACAAAAAAATCAAATTACTGGAAAAAATTTAATAAGTCAACACCTCCATTTTCACAAGAGGTTCAGGCATCAGTAGAACCTGCAACCGCTGGAGAGTCTTATCACACTTCTTTAGGGTCTTACAGCAGATCAGGATCGCTAAGTAATTTAAATAGTAAAAATACAAGTACAAGGATTAACCGATCTTCTGTAACGGCCCCTCTTAATAAGTTTAGTCAAATTAGAGCTGGTCTTTTGCCATATGAAATTTCTAGCGATGGAATAAATGTAAGAGAGGCAATTGAGCTTTGTCAAAAGGCTTACGCCAACGTTCCAATTTTTAGAAACACAATCGATATGATGTCGGAGTTTGCAAATGCCGAAGTTTATCTTGAAGGCGGAAATGCAACATCTAGAGACTTCTTCATGAAGCTTTTTGATAGAATTAAGTTGTGGGACTTAAAGGACCAATACTTTAGAGAGTATTACAGAAGCGGAAATATATTTTTGTATAGATTAGACGGAAAGTTTGACCTCAATGATTTTAAAAAGTTTTCGAAACTTGTAGAGGGAGCGCCAAAAGAAAACAAGTTCCCGCTTAAATATATTGTTCTAAATCCTTTTGAGATTACAGCTAAGCGCAGCACTGTATTTAGTTCTAAAGGAGCATACGCAAAAATTCTTTCTGAATTCGATATGGAAAGATTACAAAATCCTAAAAATGATTATGATGAAGCCGTCTTTGAAGCCTTAAGCCCAGAGGATCAAAAGTTAATTAAAGACGGTGCGTATTTTAAGGATGGTCTTAAAATTAGTTTAGAAAACGAAAGATTAGCTTATAGCTTTTATAAAAAACAAGATTATGAACCTTTCGCTATACCTTTTGGTTATCCCGTTCTAGAGGATATTAATGCCAAGATGGAAATGAAAAAAATGGATCAGGCAATCATGAGAACTGTAGAGAATGTTATTCTTATGATCACAATGGGCGCCGAACCAGAAAAGGGAGGGATAAACTCAAACAATGTGAAAGCTATGCAAAAGCTTTTCCAAAATGAATCTGTGGGTAGGGTTTTAGTTTCAGACTATACAACTAAAGCTGACTTCATTATCCCTGATATTAATAAAGTAGTGGGTCCTGGAAAATATGAAGTTATAAATCAAGATATTAAGGAGGGTCTTCAAAATATTATTCTTAATGACGATAAATACAACGGAGCACAAGTTAAAGCTCGAGTATTTTTAGATAGATTAAAAGAGGCTAGGGAAGCTTTTGTAAATGACTTTTTGCAGCCAGAAATAAGAAGAATTGCTAAAGACTTAGGATTCAGACAATACCCAACTGTAAAATTTAAAGACATTGATTTAAGAGATGAAACTCAACTCATGCGTATAGCAACTAGATTAATGGAGCTTGGCATACTGACTGCAGAACAAGGTATGACTTTATTCCATACTGGAAGATTCCCTCTAGCTGGAGAACTAGAAGGCGCACAAGAAAAGTTCGTAGGACAAAGAGAAAAGGGCTACTTTAATCCAGTAGTTGGCGGTATTCCGATGATACAAGATGATGAAGATTCAGAAAAGCCAGAAGCAAAACCAGCTGGAGGTCTAGCTGGAAGACCAGAGGGTTCTCAGGATCAATTTTCTAGGGAAAGTATTCAGGGAACAATTTACGAAATAGAAGCCTTAAGTTCTATTGCAAAAGAAAAAATGTTAGAAAAACTTGAACTAGAATCACTAAGCGAAGATCAAGAAAAAATGTTAAGTAAACTATGTGAGTCTGTTGTTTGTGCCACTGAAAAAGAAAATTGGTCCGATCAGATCATTTCTTGTGTAAATGATTTTAAAGCTATTGAAAAGTTAGGTACACTAGAAGGTGTTTTTAAAATTTCAGATGCTCACAAATTAGAACTATATCCATCAGCAATCCTATATCATTCAAATGAAAGAAATTAAAAATCCACTAGTAGCGAATATTGATCGATCAAACGGCAATATTGAAATTTCAATTTCGAAAAAGTATAACGAAACAGAAGAGGCCATGTACAAATCATACATGAGCGTTTGCGCTATGGATGACAAGGCGCTTGTCGATACAACAGATATGGATAAAAAAGCAACAATGGCAGCTTGTGGAATGCAATATGACAAAATGAGAGCCATGATGAATGAAGTTGGTAAGGGTGGATTAACAGAAAAACAAAAAAAATTACCACCAGCTTTGCAAAAAGCTATTCTCAAAAAAATGAAAGAGGACGGTAAGCTTTCAAAA